CAAGTATTTCCACGGCTCAGGTGGAGGCGGACCAGTGACAAAGGGAACGATTCAATTTAACCGAATGCAGACTTTTGTTGAGGGTGCTGATATGATTTGGATGGGTCACGTACACGAAGACCATGAACTTACGTACACAGTTGAAAGGCTCACACAAAGCAAGGTAAAACTTAAAGACATCCTGATGGTTCGTACTGCAACCTATAAGGAAGAATACAACGGAGGCAAAGGAGGATGGCATGTTGAACGTGGAGCAAGTCCAAAGCCTTTAGGCGGTAGATGGTTAGAGTTACACCCAGAGAGAATAAGAAAAGACGGAACGGAAGAAAATAAAGTAAACGCTTTTACATACAAGATAAGATGAAGATAGAGGTGAATTACATATTTCGCGAGGACATGATTGATCCAATTTACGAACAGATAGGATTGGAAACAGAAGCTCAAGAGGTTGAGATTGTAGAACAGGGTATTTTGGACTTGACAAAAGTAGTTGGAGCGTCACAATTTTACGAGATGACTCAAGTGTTTTGTGAGGGTTCTCATTCTTTTTATATAGATTTGCCATACGAAGAGTTTAGATATATATGGCTGACAACGTGAACAATCCTACCCACTATGCAGGGGAGATTGAATGTATAGAATGTATTAAAGCACAAATGAGTTATGAAGAATTTAAAGGTTATTTACGGGGCAATTCTCTTAAGTATATGTGGCGGTATAATCGTAAGAACGGAATGGAAGACCTGCAAAAAGCAGAGTGGTATCTCAAGCGTTTACAAAAAGAAATACAAGATCATGGGTGACATAAACAATGCAAATATTGACTATATCCTCCGCTGGGAGGGCGGACTTTCTAAGCACTCAAAAGATAGTGCATCATCAAACTGTGTGCCTGATGGCTCAGGTGTTCATACCAATAAAGGCATTACGTGGGCGGCTTGGAAAGCTCAACACGGAGATTCAGAAGAATCAATAAAGCGTTTTTATGAGATGAGTCATGACGATTGGAAGTCAATCTACAAGCTCTACTGGGAAGGCATAAAGGCAGACGATATTGAATCAGACCTTATCGCTGAGTTTTGGGCTGATTTCGCTTGGGGTTCTGGTGTTTATGGAGCAGCCAAGCAGTTACAGAAATTTATCGTATCAGAGGGTTTTAACATCGCAGTGGATGGGAAGGTGGGTAAGCAGACTTTAAGTGCCTTAAATCGCCTAATAATCATGAAAGGAGAGGACTATATTTACTTAAAGTCATACGACCACAGAGTAAACTTCTTGAGAGGGCTTGATTCATTCAAGCATTTTGGTCGTGGATGGATCAGCAGATTGAAAGATTTTCACAAATACGCATTAAGTAAATTGAATGGCTGATTCTCTTGAGAACATAGGAAAAGAGTATTCAGATTTTAACCCGTCAGCAGATGACGGCATTTTGCGTATTGTTCAAAATTGGGGCAATGAGTTAATCGCTCAGATGCAGAACCGATTAAGGACTAACAAGACAAACGCTTCAAGTTCATTATCTCAGTCTATTGAGCCACAAATCAAAGGAACGCAAAGCGGATATCGTTTGACTGTTCTGATGGAGGATTATTGGCAATATGTAGAAGATGGCAGGAGAGCGGGTAAGATGCCACCGATTAAAAACATTTACGAGTGGATTCAAAATAAACGACCTGTACAACAAAAGATTGCTCAGTCACCTGATAGGATAGCAGCCACAAAGTCACTCGCTTATGTTATCGCTAGGAAGATTGGACAGAAGGGAACAAAGGCTCAACCATTCGTGACACCATCGTTGAAACAAGTCACTACCCAAACCCTCGCTCAGAGGATTGGAAGGTATATTGCCGACACTTTAGGCAGTCCATAATTAAAAAAGTTTTTTCATTCGGTAAAATATTTTTATATTTGCCGTATGGAAATACAAGAAATTGTAAAGCTAATCAAGCTTAAGAAACGCCACGGCATCATCAAGCGTGTCAGTGAGGAAACGGGGGTATCTATGCCCACCGTTAAAAAGTACATTGAAGGTAACGTCATTTCAGACAAAGCCCTTTTAGTTTTAAAGGCTGCTCTTGAAGACATCGAAAATGAGGAGGTGCAGCAATGATCACTATGTTAGTACACGACCACGAGATAGAGGTTGAACAGTATTTTGTGACTCTGTTCTTTGACCGTGAGGAAGTTGAGTCTATGATTATGGATCACTACCGTGACGAGTATTCTGACAATATCTTCAGAGTAGTTGACGAGGAAGGAGCATCCTACAAAACTGACTTCAGAATTTACAACGACATTGAGCGTCATGATGTTATTAATGACCTCATGTATTATCACGATTTGAAACCAACAAGGATTAAACTAATAGAAAATGAAAACAAGTAATGAAACAAACAACCTTGTGAAAGCTCTATTTGAGTTCCAAGGTAAAGTCAATGCTGTAAAGAAGACAGCCAAGAATGACCACTTTCACTCTAGCTATGCGGATTTGTCCAGTATCCTAACAACCATCAACCCGGTATGTCAAGAGTTAGGGCTTTTGATTACACAGCACCCACACGATGACGTATTGGTAACGAAGATTTATCACGTAGAGAGTGGCGAATGGATGCAATCTGAACAGCTCTTAAGAATGCGAGATGCAAACAATCCACAGCAGTATGGTTCTGCTTTGACGTATGCTCGTCGTTATGCCCTTGCATCTATCTTCAACTTAAACCAGGCAGATGATGACGGCAACTCTGCAAGTGGGCATCAAGTTAAAACAGTCAAGGAAACCATCACTCCACAACATCCAATGTGGCAGAAAGCTTTAAAACACATCCAGAACGGTGGCAACATCCAAGACATCAAGGATAAGTTTGTTATCTCTAAAAAGCATGAGGAGGTGCTGACAGCAACGAAATGACTAATGCAGAACGGCTTCAAATTACGATGACGCAAAGTCAAGAGGAATGGCTTAAAGCAAGAGCCAATCGTTTTACGGCTTCAGTAGTACACAAGTTAATGGGGAGCAGCCGATCAGGTTCTCCCCTATCTAAAACGGCAGAAACATTTGTTTATGAACGAGCTGCTGAGATACTTACGGGCAACTCTAAGCCAGTATATGGTGACGCTCTTGAATGGGGTATAACAAACGAGGCGGATGCCTTTTACTATTTCAATCAGCAGAACTTTGAGGAGTGGACTTATTACGGAGGAGAAACCTATGTATTTATTCCTTATGGTGAGTACAGTGGTTATTCACCTGACGGACTGAGTGAAGATGCAATCCTTGAAATAAAATGCCCTTACAATAGCGGAATACATCTTAAGAACTTCAATATCTACGATGCGGATAGCCTCAAGCAAATACACCCAGAGTATTATTGGCAAATGCAACTTGGCATGATTACCGCCAACTTGGATTACGGTTATTTCGTTTCTTATGATCCACGAATGCCTGAAGGGAAACAGATGCACATTGCAGAGATAGAACGTCACGAAGTTGAGTTTGAACTCAATGAGAAATTAGAGAATGCATGGGAATTATTGCAAAATATTTTGGCTAATTAAAAAGAAAGTTTATATTTGAACTATGGAAGTACCAGTAATTTTAGTTTTACCTGTCGCCTTAATCATTGCCATTTGCTATTTAGCCTATGCCAAAATCTGCGACGATGTCAGAGAATTTAAGAAGCTTGAAGATGAGCTTGAGCGTCAAGCGAACGAATCTGAAAAGCCGTATGTTGAACCTTTATACAGAAGGAGATTTAAGAAATGAACAACATGATTCAGCAAAGGGTTGCCGCAGTTCTACTGAAGCACCCTGAAACAAAAGATGATGACCGAATGCTCACTGCCTATTATTGGACTATGCAAATGTCAGACGAAGGTATCAGATTAGAAACTTTTGATGACTTCAAACGTGAGTACACATTTGGCAAGTTGACAGATGCACAGACCATCACGAGAATCAGAAGAAAGCTTCAGATGGAGCGACCACAGTTCAGAGGTCGTAAGTACCTGGAGAAGTTGAACAAACAACAGAAAGTAAAGGAAGATTTGGGGTATGGTGTACAAGGCAACCGTTAGGCTATCATTATCGTCAGGCGTAACCATTCAAGGCACAGTCAACGGACATTGCAAAACGCCAAAGTATTTCTTTGATGTATGCTGTGATTATTTCCTTGAGGAAGTTTGGCACGATGGCAGTACGATTGATGACATTGAAGTAACGAGTATTCAACCGGCTGATAGCTTTTCAAAATTGATTGCACCGGGTACAAGCCTTGATGATGATCAAGCCAAACATGGACACGATTACACACCATTTCACAGGTACAAGATTTTAGAAAATATTTAATATATTTGTAGAGCAAACAACAGGGTGGAAGCTGTTATGTAAAAAGATTTTTGCCTCGGCTGGTTAGATGGTCTTCCACACATCTAATCGGTACGGGGCTTTTTTTATGGCACAAAATAAGAAATCATTCATATTGTACACCGACCTTATTCATACGGTGGAGCAGTTAAACGAGGAACAAGCAGGGAGATTGTTTAAGCATATTCTCGCTT